CTTGTCGGGGCAAGTGGCCGGTATTCGGCCTTGACGGATGTGAATTGGTAGTTCTGGAAGTGTTCAGCGATTCCGGAGAGCCACCCGAACGACTGCGGGCGGACGGCAATCGAGCCCTGCATTGCAAGGCCCGTGTCCGACGAGCCGACGGCAAGGACTGACTCTTCGTTGGTGATTTCGATTGAGCCATCCTTGAGTTGCCGAAATTTCGGTGGGGCACTCATGAACCGTTGGTCTACTGCTGCGGGAGCGCGGAGCGGAGGCTTGTTAGACCGTCCGCCGGCACCTGGTGCCATGCTGAGGGATGCGCCTCCCTTTCTATTGCTTTTGTTGTTGTTCTTTGGCATATCTTACGATACTAGAGACCCGTGTGGAAACAGCGGGTCTGTGGGCCTACCGTCCTTGCACCAAACGGTCTTTCCCACCTGTCTAAGTTGTTCTTCGATCTCGCGTTGGATTGCCGGTTCCACACCGAATGCCCTCCAAAAGGACACCCGCGCGGCATCCGTGACCTCCGCACGGACGGCAGTCATCCCCCGAGATAACCACTCGAGGCCAGCAAGCCACAACGGCTGCTTGGTTGACTTGTCGATTCCAACGCGCTGGTACATCAGGTAGAATTCCTGGGTGATCGGCATCCCGCTGGCTAAAGCTAAGCCAGCCTTGCCTACCCCAAACATCCATACCTTCAGCTCTCTCAGTGATTGAACCGTGTGCATGTTCATCGAATCCTTTTCCAGCGCCGCCCAAAAAGAGCGTTGCATCGTCCATCTCCGTCCGTCAAAAACCGGATGGGTCTGGCAGAACTCCACCTCTTCAAACACGTCCACAGTATCCTCCACCTTCATGACGAACCCAAGTTGGCTAAAATAGCTCTTGAGCCCGCCACGCACCCGGGCTTCGTCTTCCCCTTCACAAATGATGACGGCATCATCGCCATTGTCAACAATTGAGTAATCAGACGTGGCAAGCCCGAGGGAAGCCATGTAGGAGTAAATCATTAGACACATCAGCATGCAGTTGCCGCTGCCGGTGTTCATGTCACCGGACATGCGCTGCCCATCGAGGGTGTACGAGTACTTAGAGCCCTCTGAGACAAAACTCACCCGATTGGTAAGTTGCCACGAAAGAAGCTGGCTCAATCGCGCCCGATCCTCCGGCAGGGCCATAGCGAGCCAGATGGAGTGCTCAAACTGCAGCATCGATTTGGAAACATGCTGGTCGAAACGACTGGCATCAATTCCAATGGCTACAGGGTTGCTCCTCCTGGTCCACTTACGCCGCAAAAGCCGCGCCTGGTCCACACTGTTCATCCCCTTCATGACCACCACCTCTCCGAACAACCTCCTGAGACATGAGTAGAGCGGCCCCTCATAGGCCTTCAAGTACCTCCCAGCTGCGGCAAGATAGCGAAAAGATCTAGGGCTGATGACCCTAGGAACGCTACCCCCCTCCACCTTTTCGTACTTAAGAAATGCTCGGACAAATGCGTCGCTTGCTTGAACTTGCTGCGTCCCAAGAGAGTCGAGCGCCTGCCTGTAACGGGAAAGCTTCATCCCAGTATAAGTACTGAGG